GGGTTTTTTCAAATGGATTTGTGATAATGTTGTGCCTTCTTTTGTTATTCCAATGCAGTATAAAGACTATTGGAAAAGAGACACATTATACTATCCAGATGTAATTAAATGGTTGGCGTGGTTTGGACAGAGACTGAATTACGAACGTGTGTTTACCGCTGGAACTAATGGAGAAGTTGACTTATGGGATTGCAAGAAAGACGAGAATATCGATTGTTGCGATTGCGAAGAATATTTCAATAGAGGCGGTAAAAGAATTTATGATAAGCTAAAAGGATGGTATGATAAGATACAGTCAACAATAAAAACCAATAATGGAAATATGCCAAAAGATGGTACTTGCTATATTCCTACGATGATTATTCCAACTGAATTGCAAGTATGTATTGATGATTTGGGAGAATTTAGTATATTTTCTAAAGACTATGAACTTGGGATAGACTATAGGGTTACACAATATGGGGAAACTGCAAATACTTCTGGCGGTACTGTCGCAACTATGGATGGTGATTCTATCTACCTAGATAAAGACGGCTGGGGATATTCTTTTGACGAGGACTATATGGAACCGTATGTATCGTCTTGTTTGACTTGTGATTATGCTGGCGTTTTCGCAGAGAAGTGCCCTAAATGTGGGTCAAGACATATTACCCAAATGACATACTTGCCACAAGATAAGAAAGATACGGAAGATGCGTGGATTAGTTACACTGAAAGATATATAAACCACGACTATGACTGTAATGATGGAGGAACATATAATCATAAAAATGATTTCTATGTGTCAGCTGTCACTTTTTATACGTATGATGAGGATAATGTAAAGTATACTGCATCTTCTACTACATCTGGTAATGCCTTAACTGAACTTAGGGAGAAACTATCTAAAAAATACCCATTGACAAAAAGAGAATTGGGTTGGATGTTAATCAACAATGAACTGTATGAGATAAATGAAACAGAATATGCCGTTTATGATAAAAGGAATAAGTATTTGGGCAATAAAACATTTTTGATTTTCAGAGATAGGGGCACTAACACTCCGTATACATATATAGGTGGAAAGAAGATATTTGCTGATTTTTATTTACCAACAAATGAGTTTTATTTTCCGTTTTTTAGGGTTAATGAAAACAATGATGAAATTACGTGTAGCGGAAGGACTTTCAATATAAACAACTATAAAAGATTCGGTAGAAATGTAAACGATATTGATAAGATAAAATATGTTGAATATTATGGTAATATGTATAATATTACCGCCACAACAATGATTATTGATGGCTACGACTCTTATGTCATATCTGGTTATACCCAATCTGATAAAAATGAAATGCTATATTGTACAAGTGGCGATGGTAGGGTTTTGTATTATGACTATGGTATTAAGGACTACCCAGATGCAACGTCTGATGAAGAAAAGGTAACTGTTGCATTTACTGGAGACGTAAGTATGTATTCAGTTGATGAGGTTACTGGTAAAACCGTTTCTAAGATTTCTGATTTAAGACTTTATAATGTTTTGACTGATGATATTGGAAACAATATTGAAGGTATATATGATTTGAGCAATGGCGGTGTATATAACCATCAGCCGCCAGAGGGCACAGTCTTGGAGCTAATATTCCAAGTTGGAAATACTGCAAACATTGATAGATTTAGCCACACAAAGGATGACATAGATGACGTTATCACTGCGAAGACATTTAACGGCGCGGATGATTTAAGAAATTATTTTGTCGGTGACATCATAACTGATATGAATTTTTATTATAGGGACTTTTCTGACGAGCCAGTAAGTGGCACATTATATACTGTAAAATTGTTGGAAAGTGACGAAATAAGAATTAGTGGTGCTACACACGTTGAAACAGTCCCAGCTAGTGCATATACTTCGCTTAGTGCAATTACTTTTTCTACAGAAGAAAAGGAAAAGCTAGAAGACGAGGAAGACAAACTATTCCACGAAGATGTATATTGTGATATAACATACTATAAAGGCGCTACATTGTCTAGAAAAGAAAATAAGACTTATAATTTAGCTTCAGAAGAGAGGAACGATGTGTATAAGATAGACAGCGCTAGTACTGAAAGCTTTTATTATAGGAACTATGGCGTGGAATACAAAGAAACTGTTAGGTTCGTAAAAACCAATTGGGAATACTATTTCAAAAAACCTACGGATGTGGATTCTACATTGCCGTCAAAAAGGGATAACCCGTGTAAACATTCAGTAAGCTACCCAATTTGGGTTTATGTCTTGACCCAAGACTTAACTAGGGTAGATGAGTCGCAATACGATTCTGACTATAGCGTACCTTTGGCTGACTTTAGATTTGATATAAACGTTTTCAGCGCAGGTACTGGTACTGACACCTTTGATTTGAAGTATAAGATAGAAATGGCAAGGCATAATGAGCTTCAAGTATTCCCGACATATAGAGAGGAATATAGATTTGGCATTGCTGCTTTAGAAAATGTGGACTCAGATATTTATATAGACAGAGGAATAAATGCTGCTTTTGAAAAGCATTTAAAGCTTGGCGAGGTAACTACCTTAGAAGCTTTAGAACAATACGGAAACGGATATTTTAAAATAATGGAAAGTTAAAACAATATAAAAATGGCAATAGGTGCATATGGAACAGTAATTCCTATTAACATAGCAAATGTGGATATTCCAAACTTAGTTGATATATCATATTGCTATCACGAAACAAGAAGTTACGATTCTCTTTCAAATGCTAAATTCAATCATCTTGATTCTAGTATATTAACACAAGCTGAAAGAGAGCCACAAGGCGATGATGTTGACAAATATGTTGAGGGTATGTATAACCTTCAACTACCTCTTAGTGAATTTAACAAAAAGGGCTTTTATACCGTGTATATCAAGCCAAAGGAGATAGAGGCGATTATTACTGATGTAGGTAATCTCACGGCATTTCCAAATGTCAGGGGATTGGTATTAGATTCGACACAAATACAAAATTCTAGCATAAGCACAAAAGCTAGAAAGAATAATGAACTTGTTGGGTATAGAATCATATACCTAGATGAAAACGGTAATAGACAAGACTATTACAGAATAATCACATCAAATAATAAGTGTGAGCCAGTAGTTCAAGCACCTAATAGCTCTAGTGATAAATCATATACATATCGCTATGAGGACAGTTCTAGTTTAATATTCGTTACCGTATCTCCTTCGTCTGCGCCTACATTCAAGGACAACGCCCTTCCATATATAGGTAAACCAACGCAGAAGATACTGCTTGTTAACACTTTCTTCGAGCCAATACAGCTTGACATAGAAATGACAACGCACGATGCCGATACAATTAGCTATATGTTAGAGAATAGCCAATTAAGAGACTTGGATAACGGACTTGTTACTACATTTAACAACGAGAACGAAATATATCATCAAGCAGAGCACTTCACACTTAAAGACCAATATACTGGAAAACCAGTATATGAGGTTAAGCAAAACAAACAAAATAGTATTGATTTCAGTCAAACAATTAGTGACAAAATAGAATAAATAATATGGCTTTAATTAAATCGCATTCAAATTATGTCTTAAGAAAAAGGCATCAAGAAGTTTCAGACGGTACTATTTGGGAACGTGACATTACTACCATTGGTGGTGTCAATCAGTTTGCTCCTGGTCAAATTCCAATCTACAAGAGCAGCAATTTCATCATTACTGTAAGAAATGATGGAAAGATTGCTAACCAATATAATAAGACAAAATGGAAGGAAAACGAAAGTGGAGATACTTGGACGCTTGAAACAATCAGTGGAATGACTAGCGAGTTCGAAGACCAGAATGATGTGAAAATCGTATTAAAACAAGATTATTATGATTTTCGTGATTTTGCATATTATGGTTCTTTGACGGAAATGTTTCGTGCGTCTATTAATGATATATTATCAAGATTTCCAGGAGAGTTGTATGTCGCATATGATTCGGAAGGTGAAACCAAAGTTCCATTGACTGTATATTATACTTCGTGCATAACGGACGATTTTGAAAAGGCAGAAGAACGAATTGCTTTGGGAAATAGCGGAGATACACTAGTATCCAACCCATTTTCTGTAAACATACATTCAATTAAAAGACCTCTCGATGGTAAACCGTTGAAATATTTTGCTGAAGATGGCTTTAAAAACTATCAAATAATAGATGGAGATTCTGAAACTAGTACAGAAATCTCTAATTGGATAACTAGGAACTTTATCAAAGTAGTTAAAAAGGAAGAAGAGCTAGATAAGATTTTTGGAAACGATGCTTTCTATTATGATTGGCTTAAACCTCAAATCCTATCAAAGTATTTCAATAGTGCCAATACCAATGAAATTTGGTGGATGGAAAACAATAATAACGAAATTACTGAGAAAAGTAAATATAAGAATACTACTTATTCAACACCAAGTGATAAAGGTTCTGAAGGATATGATATTCTTGTTGATAGTTTCCAATCCTCATCTGGTGAAATAAGAACCAAATTCACAGAATACGACAATGGCTATTGGGTAGAAAAAAATGGAGTAAAATGTGACCCAAGTCCAGGAAATGTTTATTCATCAAGCGCCACTGCCTATCAAATGAGAGACCAATTGGCTAGCAGTGATACGGCTAATACCTATACAGTTGGGCACGGAGCAATGTGTGGAGAAATTGGATGCTATGTAACAACCCCGTGCAAGGGCTATCAAATTGCTAGTGTTACAGCCAATAGCATTGTTATTGGAGCTTGGGTGGGCGATAACAATGAAATTATATATCTAACGGACAAGACCAATATAGACAAACACATAAGACCATTGGAAAAATTCGTGATAGAATTTTATAATGAATGCGACAATTTCGAAAAAATATTACTTAATAGGAAAACAACGCCTAAATACAAGTCAATATTCTCAGTAATCAAAGACGATGAAAAAGGATACTATAGGGAAATGGAAGAATTCGTATTCCCTACGTCTTATGGAAATTACAATATCGATGCTAGCTCTTATGGGTTCAGTGACTATACTGTTAGGCTTGCTGAAATTGGTGCTTATTATGACGAATTCTTTACCGATAACCTTTATAGGTCTATGACTCACGAGGCTATCAAGAATTTCGACTGGACATATACACGTGAGTTCTATTATGGAGATGACGAAGAATATAGGCACGGTGGCGAAAAAATACAAAAGGCATTGAGAATATTCGCTAGGGAATTCGATGAAATATTAGCCTATATTAACAATATCAAAAACGTAAATAGGGTAACATATGACGAAAGAAACAACGTGCCTGATTATTTCTTGATTGATGAGGTTGAAAATAAAGGATGGGACGTTTGCTTGGTATACCCTTATGACCTAGAGGAATATTATTATACTGTAGACCCATCAACGAATGTAAAGACAAAAAATTATATTCAAGGAGAATATACAGAGCAACAGCAGCTAGAGAATAAGGATGGTGGAAACTTCTTCATTAGGCAGTTTTCTCAGAACACAAAAAAAGAAGTTACGCCATATAGTAAAAAATGGGTTTACGATTACCCAGAAGGATATTTTATTTCTTGTTGCGGAGATGACCAACCTTGTCAATACGAGGGAAGTGATTATAGGTTTGTAGATGCTACTAATTTAGGAAGTACGTATTTTGACCCTTGTGAAAAAGGTGATGAGAAAATTAAGAATAGGATTAAGTCATATACGGATGAAAAAACATACACATATATTGATGCCAATAATGAATTTATGAGAAGAATGGCAATCAATTCAGTATATATCTGGCGACATAAAGGTACTGTTGAGGGTATTGAAATGATATTGGGTATGTTTGGCCTTAAGAGTAAAAGATGGGTAGATAGACTGACTAAAAACTGTATAAACGATAAGGTAAAATTCGACTATGAAGTTGACGAATATTCATCATTCACTAATAGAATAGAGGAAAGATGGGATGCAGTCCATCAAATGTATCGTGTCGATTGGATTAATTCCACTAAGACTATTGTGTATGATTACAGAACTACTTCTAATTATACGAAATATGGGGCGCAGCCAAATTACGTATCATACCAAGGATTGCCAGTATCATACAGATATGAAGACGTGAATAGTGGAAAGCCAGCGTATATAAAGGTTAGTCCGTTACTTGCAAATGAAAACCAAGAGGCAACTTCAAGCAAAGATGCTGCTTTTAAGAAAGTAGAGACGAATGAGCCAGTATTGAGAAGGTACTTATACCCTAATTTCGATAAAAACGAACAATTGGATGGAAACCCATATTTCCAAATGAGAGGTGGATGGCTATCTAAAACAGTGCAAGCTAGTGATGCTAAGATATATAATTTCCAATACGATGTTGATGATAATATAGCATATACTTGTTATGTACCTGTTGGAGAAGAAACTTCAACTGGAGTAATAGATAATAATCCTATATATAAGGAAACTGTCAGAAACATCAAGAGGGTAGACACATTAGGCGATTTAATAACTGTTCCAGTCGATACATTAACAGATGGAACAATATATTATGTTTCGCATATAGATGAAAAAGTTGCGATTATAAACAACCAAGTCTATAGGATTAAAACGGAATACAACCCTAATGACCCAAATAATCCATATAGATACGTTTCTTTGGTAAAAAACGATAACTATATCAAAATTGGTGACGATAGGTTTTTTGACCAAGAAATACACGTGTACAATAAAGATGGTGTTGATACAACGTATAGCTTGGAAGATAAGGAGTATGGTTATGAAGTAAAGGCATATATTCTAGACGATGATTCATTTATCTGCTATGCCGATGAGGATAAATATTATACAATTGACAGCTTTGTGATATTTGGTGCAAATATTACTAGCGCTGCAACGAATTATTTCATTATCGACAATACCTATTATTCAGATAGAATATCTATCGATGGAGACGGAACTGGTTGGAGAATCCTATATCCAACAGACCCAGAATATATAAGGATTAACACCATTAAAAACTATTATGAAGGAAATAATCCTCATAATGGCAATATGGTATATGATAGCGGTCACGAATATTTTACGTATTATAAAAGGCTATTTAAACACGCAATAGATAATGATTTGTTCGATGAAAGATGCTATGAATCGTTTTATAAGGATATGGACGATGAAATAGTAGGCATCGGATTCAATAAGACTTGGTGCGGTAGGGAAACGTTAATCCACGAAAATGAGATGATTACACAATATTTCCCATATATATCTGGTCTAACTGAAACAAAAATACATTATTTCGGAACTTACTATGAAAGGGATGAAAGCGCAAAAATGTTAAAGCCAACTAGTGCAGAAACAGTTAATTTCTATGGCGAGAATCAAGGAAAAGTCAATGAATTGAAAAAGTTATATAAACACTTAGATAACAATATAGAAGTTAAAAGCTACATTCTTAACGGCAGTGAAATGATTGGCGGTTCTCCATATAGTTCACAAACTGGCGTCATAGATGAAATTACGAATCAAGTTCTAAATAATAAGAGACTTACGATTAAGTTCTATTTGCATAAGCCTTGGTACACAAATCAAGGACAATGTGAGCTTAAATATTTAGATGACATCGTTATGAACTATTTGACACAAATGATACCTTCTACTGCAATTGTCGAGATAAAATATATAAGTAACGGCACTTCATCTGAAACTGGTAACCGTAGATGGGTAGACACGGAAGAATGTGAAAATGGAGATAAATACTTAATAAGCAGAGAACAAATATTAGTATAAATGTCTGATTGGGAATATACAGGAAATGTTAAAAAAATTTTAATTGAAAGAAATTCAAGTGATTGTACTACTCCAA